CTGTATCTCCACTAATTGTGTAACTTAATGTGTCTCCATTGGTTTTACCTACGGTTGTTACGTTTACCGTTGTGCTATTGCCCTGTGTAATTGATGTTGATGTTGCTGTAACATCATCAATGTATTCAGAAGGTTCAGGTAATGCTCTATATGTAGTTGTGTTTCCACCAACCGTTACCGTAAATGTTGTATCAGCGGTTGCATTTTGTGTAAACGTCAAAGACCCTGATGCTCCAGACATTGTTACCGTACCTGTTAATGGTATTGATATTTCACTAGCATCAATGCCACTTATTGTGTAATCATACACATAATTAGGTGTGTTTAAAAAACACACTTCACAGGTATGACTTAAATTAAGTGTTTCACTAACTCCAGGACATAATGTTACATCTGTTGGTGCGTGTGTTAGATCAGGCTTTTTAGCACCTGCTTCCATAAGTTTTTGTGTGTCTTCATCATTGAATTCCAATGTTTCAGTAAGAACACCCGTTTCTGGGTCTGCTGTTATTAATTTTTTTAAAAGTCCACTTACAATACCTGCTAAAGCATTAGCACCAAGCAATTTGGCCATTGTGCTACCAAAATCTGCTTCATCGCTTTGTTCTATTTCAGCATTGAATACTTTTGATTTGATGCCATTAAAGTTTGAACGTAGTTCATATGAAAGTGTTGCTGTGTATACATCAGCGTCATACTCTTGTGCTGTGATAGAATATACTATGTTGCCATCTTCTGTATCTTCTTGGTCAACCTGTATAACACGAAATACCTTGTTGGTAAAATCCAACGCAGTATTTGTTACATCAATTAGATCACCCGCTTTTACTTCATTTGCTTCAAAGTTTGCACGGAATTCAATAATCTTATCCAGCCTTGTTTGTTTTAATTCTCTACTGGCAATGTATTGTGCCTGTACAGGATCATTAACAATAGGTAATGTTAATTCTAATGTATTATCTATTTCATTAGCAAACCTATCAGCACTTGGTAATTCAATGTTAATAACATCAGTGGTATCACGTGTGTCTTTATTAGGATATGTTACGCTTACAGCGTTGTAAAATTCGTTGACACCAGATCCTGATACTGCTATTTCACCAATGATGTTAGAATCATCAAATGCTCTACTGCTGGATCCTGTGGTATTTAAAACAACATTCCATTTACCTAGTGTTGGATCCCATGTCAAATAACATCCACTAGATGCCGCCATGTTATTAAGATTGTCTAATACATTATTATTAGTATCTACTAGTCCATTAATTCTAAATGTTGTTGTTGTAGCCATCTATCTATCCTTCTAGTGTATATGTTTTGTGTACATCATAACCAGTTGTTGTTGTTGCAATAATCTTGCTCTTGTTACTCATTCTGTTTAGACGTTTTGATATAGCAACATCAAAACCAAATTCGTCAGCACTACCTGTTCCTGCAGGATTTTGAATTGTTCTCCATAAACTATAATTTCTATCATAAACATAAATTTCACCGCTGTTTGTGTTTGCACTAGGATTGCCTATCACAAAGAAATCTTCATTACAATCACAACTTGTTCCAGCACCTAATGTTCCAACGCTGGATCCTGTTGTTAAATCAAATACTTCACTACCACTGGCATCAGCAACCAATAACTTATCACCATATATGGCTAGGTCATCTGGATTGCTATATGATAGTGTAATTGTTCTTAGTAATGATCCATTGCTCATATCCCAAACATATAAGTCTTCTGTTGATGCTGTTGAAGCCACATAGTAATCCTGCGAAGCCGCAACCAATTTAAAATCACTTACACCTGATATTGTATTTTCAAATTCTTTATAAAGATAATTTCTAACACCAACACCGCCATCATTTTTTGGATAGAACACCCAAACTTTGCTTTGTGTTGAATCAATTGTAACAATTTTATCCAAGTTTAATGCTGTTGATGGTGTGGTATGCCTAGGTGTTGAAACAGCCAATCCTGTTGTGTGAAAACTATAACTTGCGTTTGGATCAACACCGCCAAATGACCCTTGCCACCATGACGCACTAGCAATATCGCTGGCATAGGGTAATGAAATATCAGTGCTGACGTTCCAAGTTCTGACGTATAAACGTAATTTTGAATTGCTATCAAAGAACGCTAAAAATAGATCATCCATTTCTATATTATCTGCACGATAGGTAGTTAGATCATCAATTACATCTGATTGTGGAATGTCTGTGTCATCATAATCCAATCCATCTATTGTGTGTATCGCAGTAAATTTTAGATCGTTTGGTGATATGCTAGTATCGTAAAATACTTGATATTGGTCAGCCGCCATTATACCGCTGTTATTGTATGGTGTGGTAAAGGTTGTTGTTGTATTACCAAAGTCAGGCAATGCATCAACATCTGCTGTAAGTGTTGCCGTGCTTGACAGGCTTTGCACACCATCAAATATTGCGTTTGCTGTTGCTGTTATGGTAAATGTTCCAATGACCAACATATCATATGTAACTGGATTCATTGTAAATGCACTAAACAGATATGATGCTGTATTGTGTTGAATGTTTCCTGTTGCTGTTAATGTGGCACTGGCAGATAAATTTGCTACTGGTTTGAATGCTCCAACCGTCCATTGTTGACTCTTTCTTACGCCATTATTTGTGTATTCAATTGTACAGGTATATTCAAAACCACCTTGGCTTCCGCTTGGTATATAAATTGTTGGAGTTCTAATTGCTTCCCAATCACTTATGCTATCAATACCTTGAATCAAATAAACTCCGCTTGATATTGTTGTTTTTGTAACGCCTGCAGGCAATGTTCCCCATATCGCTACTGCTCCATCAAGACTGCTTACATCAACCTTAAATGTAATATATGTTTCTGTTGGTTGAACAATTTCTTGTATGTCAATGCTTCTTTGCAAAGGAAAGTTTTCTGTTGTTAGATCCACCACAATATCAACAGCGGATGGATATGTAAAAATTACATTGCTAGGACGATTGTCTGTGTATGTTAATACACCATCTGAAAAATTGTTTAATTCTTGTAAGGTAGCCATTATGTTATTTCAATCTCCCCACTTGGAACACCCGCACCATAACGTGTGTTTTGCAAATAATCATTTATAACATCACCTGGCTTGGTCATTGTGTTAGAAAGTTTAAATTTAATGTCCTTACCAACCGTTGTTAATTTTTGTTTTTTGTTATAGGTAAACTTAATCAAACAAAATACCAAATCATTCATTGTGTCTGTTGATGTCCAGTGAGGCATCAAATCATAAGCATTTAATGAATTTTGTGCTGAATTACCTTGAATAATTGTAGGAGTTGTGCTATTGCCAAAGAAAGGATAAACCTTAATTAATCCACTCCATACATTACTTGAATTACCATTGTCATCAAAAATATTATCTACGGTAACACCATCACTTTTAAAACCTAGGCGAAAATTGTCTATGTAAACTTCATTAAATGTTATTGCACTGGCTGTGCCATTAATTAGATTGCCTGTCTTTTCACAAAGTGTTAGGCAGATCCACATATTTTTATTACCTGGCTCTAGATAAGCATCTGTAATTTTACCTGGAACGTATGCTGTTCCATATAACACTGGAACTGAATGTTCTGTATCAGGATCTATTATTATTTCTGTGCCTGGATCAGGCTGATCATTGCCCTTATTGGCACTCTTAAGCACACGGTTAAGAGCATAACCTAAAAGAGCGGTTCTTGCTAGTGTTCCGCCAATGCTATCGCCAGTTACAAAACCAATTGCTTTTTTACCATATGTTACAATGCTATCTATAAAACTCATTATGGTGCTCCAAAATCAAATTTAGTTCCTTTAATTGTTGGAACCCTGTTCATTGCTGTATCGCTAGGAAAAAAACGTTGCTCACTTTGTGGATTTGTTTTTCTACCAGATATCTTTTGTTTTAAAACTTCAATATTGCTAGAACAATCTAACAAAATAATATTGTTTGCTGTTCTTTCTTCAATTCTATAATCTTCTTGCAATGAGTAATTGTTTACCCTGCCAAAAAAGTAACCTTGTGTTGCAATATAACTACCAGCAACCGTATAGAACTGGCGATATATTTTTATATTGCTACCTTTAATTCTACTATAAACTATTTCTTGAATTGCGTTTGTTGGAATACCACTAATTGTTACCGTAATGCTGTTATCAGTTGGTCTTAATTCACTTGCCGTTGCTGTAACGCCTAGCAATCTACCAATTGAAGTGTATGTTTCACCGTCTATTGTTCTAGTATCAGGATCATCAGTAAAACGCAATACCTGAGGTGTATAACTGCCTGAACTGGTTGTTCTGTATTCGTCAATAGCCAGTCTTACGTAAACATGGCTTCTTACTGATGTATAGGAGTCCAAATTTGCCATTTAAACCTCCACAAATACAAATTCACCACTCCAACTGACCTGATCAAAACCAAACACGGTCCATTGAGGAAAGTCAACGCATAAAACCGTATAACTTTCTTCACTACCTGGAGTAACGTTTCCATAATACCATGGAAATTGCGAATAACTGATTGTTATTGTAGCAGAAGTATGTCTATCCAATGCTTCTGCCGCCTGTATATTGGTATAGATATCACTCCATCTAGGTCCATCTGGCAATCTAACACGGAATATCTTTTTAGGTGTTCCACGACTAATTGCTTTAACGGTTCCATCACGTGATTGTGTTGATGCAACGGTATCTAATCTATCTATGCTTAATGTTGTTGCGTTATCCAATACCCATTGAAAACTCATCTACCTATCTCCTTATTGGTACTTTTCTAGCACCCTGTGCCGCAACAGAATGAATAAATCCTGGATCTCTTGCGACCATTTGTTTGAAACTTATGGCATCTACAGCATTGATGTTGTAGACAACATTCTGACTTCCACCTATTCCTTGCAATGGTGTAATCTGTGCAGGACCTGTAATAAGTTCAGGTCCATTCTCTCCTGCAATGCCAAATTTACCACTTGGTAGGAATCCGCCATTTGCAAAGAAGCCACCAAATAAACTGCCCAATGCTGAGCCACCTTGTCCTGCTTTACCAAATGCAAATACCTGTGAAATAATTTGTTGTATTTGTGAACGTAGTATTTGTTCAAGGATATCATTGATAAGTCCTTTGAATTCAAACTTACCTGTTTTAACAAAATCAACAATAGTATCTTCCATTGTTTGTGTTGTCTTTTTAAATATTTCTTCTGCCTTCTTAGCGGCGTTTGTGGCATTGTCAGCATATTCTTCAAATGCTCTCTTCCAACCATATTCAAATGAACGTTGCTGTTCATACACCTGTTCTGCAATTTCTTTTTGTTTTTGAATTGCCGCTTCTGTGCTTCTTGTGATATCCGCTATTGCTCTATCAATATCTTGTTTGTTTGCACCTTGACTTTCTAATTCACGTAATTCTTTAATTTGTGTGTTTAGATCACGTCGCATCTTTCTACTAACATTGTCAATGTCTTTTTCTAGTTCAGACATATTCAATTGATCTAATTCAACTTGTGCATCTTGCACACCTTGTGTTAATGATTCTGAATAATCATCAATTGATGACTTAAGATCAGATGCAAGTTTCTCCGCTTTGCTTAATGATCCAGTAAGTGTTTCTAATGCTTTGTTATAAACT